TGGCCAGTACATTGGTGGGCTTACTGAACTACGCGCCTACATACTAGCATGATTACTATTAAAAAACTAAAGTGGAGTAACTTATTTTCCTATGCTGAAAATAATGAAATAGATTTTAGTAGTAATCCCTTAACTCAAATTGTAGGCTACAACGGACACGGTAAAAGTAGTATTGCTCTTATTCTAGAAGAAGCTCTATATAACAAAAACTCTAAGGGTATCAAGAAAACAGATATTCTTAACCGCAATACTAAAAGCAAAAGCTATTCTATTGAACTAGAGTTCTCAAAAGATGCTGACGAGTACATACTCAAAACTACCCGTGGAACTACACAAAGTGTTAAACTAACCAAGAATTCAGAAGATATAAGTTCCCATACTGCAACCGGGACGTATAAAACTATTGAAGAAATTATAGGTTACGATCATAAAACTTTTGCACAGATTGTTTACCAGTCAAGTGCTGCTAGTCTTGAATTCTTAACTGCTACTGACTCTAATAGAAAAAAGTTTCTTATTGACTTACTTAATTTAGGCAAGTATGTTGAGGCTGCGGACGTATTTAAGTCTGCTGCTAAAGAAGTATCAGATCAACTGCTTGTAGTAACTACTAGAATTAAATCAATTGACTCTTGGCTAGCTAAATACAGCACTACTGATTTCACTATTAAGCCGATCCTAGAAGTGCCGGAAGCTCCACGTCACTTAATTGAAGAAGTTGCTACTCTAACTGAGAGTATTAAAAATATCAATACTCATAATAAAAAAGTTATACAAAACAATAAGTATAAGGAGCTACTAGAAGATATTGTATTAAACCCTGCTATTAAAGCACCTACTAATGCGGCTGAAATAGCAACTATCAGAACAGAGAAGATTGAGCACACCAAGGCTATAAAAGATGCTGAGAGTTTTGTTCAAAAGATGAATAAATTAGGGGTACGTTGTCCTACTTGTATGCAATCGGTCAACGCTGACATAGTGGCTGACATAGTACTAAATCAACTTGAAATAAAAACAACTAGTGAAAATATCATTGCAAATGCCTCAGCCGCTATTAGCGAGTATGAAGTCAACTTAAAATTATGGCAAACCGAGCTAAAAAACAACGAATTATACGAAGAATACCACAGTTTGTATGATTCTAGTCTAGACAGTGAATTTTTAACTAAAAAAGACCTAGAAGACAAGATCAAAGACGCAGAGCGCAAAATCTTGTCTATAACAGAAAAAATTAAGAACGTAACGGCACATAACTCGCTAGCTGTAACTCATAACGCAAAAATTGACGTTGTAAAAACTCAAATGCAAGAGATGGGAGCTGAACTAGCAGAATTAAATGCAGATAACATTCAACTAACTACTAGGCTAAGTACTTTACAGGTGTTAATCAAAACATTTAGTTCTACTGGCTTAGTAGCTTACAAAATTGAGTGTTTAATCAAAGACCTAGAAGAAGTAAGTAACAAGTACCTTAGTGAGCTTTCTGGCGGTAGATTTCAGCTTAGTTTTAAAATTGCTGCCAGTGATAAACTAAATGTAATTATTACTGATAATGGTCTTGATATTGATATCTCTGCATTAAGCGGGGGTGAGCGTGCTAGAGTAAATGCAGCTGCACTCTTAGGTATACGTAGACTAATGCAAAGCTTGAGCAATTCTAGGATCAATCTGCTAATACTAGACGAAACTATTGAAAATCTAGACGCAGACGGTAAAGAAAAGCTAGTGGAAGTTCTACTATCAGAAGAACACTTAAACACTTTTATCATCTCTCACGGATTTACCCACCCCCTTCTTGAAAAAGTCCATGTAGTAAAAACAAAGAACATTTCAAGGATTGAGTAATGGTAGACAGCAGAGACAAAGGAGCCAGAGCAGAGAGTTTAGTTAAAAATGCCTTACGTCGTGCTACTGGCTTAAATTGGGAACGTACACCTGGATCTGGTGCATTAAATGAAAAGCACGGATTAAAAGCAGACTTGTACGTACCCAATGAAAAGAACCTGTATGCTGTAGAAGTAAAACACTATGCAGAAGATCATCTTACCAGTAGTGTGCTAACCTCTAAAACACCCCAGCTTATTGAGTGGTGGAAACAGGCTATTAGACAAGGTAAACAAGTCAGCAAGATTCCGCTACTTGTTTTTAAGTTTGACCGCAGTAAACTATTTGTAGCGTTTACTGAAGTACCTAGCGGTAGCTACAGGTACATGTTGATACGAGTAGACGAGCATGAGTTTTTTGTTGCATTACTAGAAGATTATTTAACCAGCGAGAATCCAAAATTTATTGCTTGACATTACAATCAGTAAATGATATAATATTCATCATTCCTAAGAAAAGAACTATATGTCAAAAGCATTTGCAAAAATTGGTGGATTAGATCCAGGTGTTTTAATGGTAGTAGACAGTCTAAACCTCGCGTTTAGGTGGAAGCACAGCGGCGATCTTGATTTTTTAGAATCCTACTGTAAAACCATTGAAAGCCTACGGAAAAGCTACTCGGCTGGAAAAGTAGTAATGACTTGTGACAGTGGCAGTAGTGGCTTTAGAAAGGCTATTTATCCCGAATATAAGCAGAATCGTAAGGATAAATACAGCGAACAAACGCCTGAAGAGCAAAAAGAGTTTGAACTCTTTTTTGAAGAATTCAATCGTGTCATGGGTTCCTACACGGAATCTACGAACTACCCTGTTTTTCGCTTTGAAAAAACTGAGGCAGATGACATTGCAGCATACATTGTAAAAACTAAAAAGCAACATAATATACATACTATTGTCCTTGTAAGCTCGGATAAAGACTGGGATTTACTTGTACAGCCAGGTGTAAGCAGGTTTAGTTATGTTACCCGCAAAGAAGTCACATTTGATAACTGGAACGAGCACTATGAATACGAACCAGAAGATCATATTAGCATTAAGTGTCTAACTGGTGATAGTGGAGATAATATACCTGGCGTTAGTGGAGTAGGTCCTAAGAAAGCAATGCAGTTAGTAAAGGACTACGGCACTACTTATGATATTATCGCCAACCTCCCTATTGCTAGTAAATACAAATACATTAACAATCTAAACGCATTTGGTGGCGACGCACTAATGCTAAATTACAAACTCATGGATTTACTAGAATTTTGTGATGAAGCCATTGGTACTGCCAATTGTAATCTAATTGATGAAAAACTAGGAAAATATTTGAATGGATCTGTTAACTAAAGTAAGCGATATTAATTGCCGGCCTATTAGAGCGCATGCCTCTGATGCTGGTATGGATTTAAAAAGTACTATTTCAACTGTTCTTGAGATTGACACATCAATTGTCATAGATAGTGGAGTAGCTTTTAAAATTCCGATAGGTTACGTTGGCTTAGTTTTCGCAAGGAGCGGAATGGCTAAATACAATGTTAGTCCGGCTAATTGCGTAGGCGTTATTGACAGCGAATATCGTGGAAATGTAAAAATCAATCTTCACAATTACAGTTCCACACCTTATAAAATCGAAAAATACGACAGAATTGGACAAATTGTAATTTTACCTATTGCACTGCCTAATTTAATTATTGCTGATTGGGATGACAATATTTGGTTTGACACTGACCGAGGCCTAGGCGGTTTCGGTAGCACAGGAATTAAGTAAGGAAATATATGACAAGTACACGCGCACAAGTAATTACACGCAGAACCTATAACCGACCTACATCAGACGATGGCAAGCAGTTTGAAACATGGCAAGAAACGGTTGCTCGAGTCATTGACCACCAAGAATGGTTGTGGGAACGAGCTGTAGGGCGAGAGCTTGACGATACAGAATACGCAGAGCTTTATGACCTAGAACAGCTAATGCTAGACCGCAAAGTACTAATGAGCGGTCGCACATTGTGGCTGGGTGGTACTAATGTAGCTAAAACACGAGAAGCATCACAATTTAATTGCAGCTTTACACATGTTGAAACAATTTATGATGTAGTAGACGTACTATGGCTACTGTTGCAGGGCTGCGGAGTAGGCTTTAAACCGATTGTAGGCACACTAAATGGGTTCTCAAAACCAATTAAAAATATCCGAGTAGTGCGAAGCACTAGAACTGCCAAAGGCGGTAATGAGCATAATACAGAAAGCTGGGACGCAGAGACTAAAACTTGGACTATTACTATTGGTGATAGTGCCGAAGCCTGGGCAAAGTCAATTGGTAAGCTACTAGCTGGTAAATATCCTGCAGATACCCTAGTATTAGATTTTAGTCAATTACGCCCCGCGGGGGAAAGGTTGAAGGGATATGGCTGGATTAGTTCAGGTGATGATGCAATTAGCGTTGCTTATACTGCTATCGCCAATATACTTAATGGTCGTGCTGATAGCCTGCTTAGTCGTATGGATATTCTCGATATCGTTAATCATCTTGGTACCATTCTATCTAGTCGTCGCAGTGCTGAAATCGCACTTTTCGATTACGATCAACCGGAATGGGAAGAATTTGCAGTAGCTAAAAAAGATTGGTGGTTACATAACAATCAACATCGTACACAATCAAACAATAGCTTAGTATTTAAAAAGAAGCCTCTTAAGTCAGACTTGGAAAAAATCTTTGCAATGATGACTGAAGCAGGCGGAAGCGAACCCGGCTTTATCAATGAGGTTGAAGCACTACGTCGTGCCCCTTGGTTTAAAGGTGCAAATCCTTGCGTAGAAATCCTACTAGGCAACAAAGCATTCTGTAATCTTACCGAAACAGATATTGCTAAATTCAAGGGCGATAGTGCAGGTCTACACGCAGCCATTCGCTTAGCCGCACGCGCTAATTATCGCCAGACTTGCGTCAATCTAAAAGACGGTATTCTGCAAGAATCTTGGCATCTCAACAACTATTTCTTGCGTCTTTGCGGTGTTGGCCTAACAGGTATTGCAATGCGTCCTGATATGGGTAGTTATGACTATGAGTACCTAAAACGTACAGCAACATCGGCCGCAGTTGGAATGAGCTTAGAACTAGGTCTTCCTGCTCCCAAGAATGTGACATGTATCAAGCCATCAGGAACCCTGTCCAAGATTATGGATACCACAGAAGGCGTGCACAAACCTCTAGGCAAGTACATTTTCAACAATGTTCAATTCAGCAAGCATGATCCAGTTGTGGATAAGATGCGCGAAGCTGGCTATCGTGTAATTAACCATCCTGTTGATGATAGTGGTGTTCTTATTACCTTTCCAGTAATGTGGGACGGTGTTCAATTTGATAAAGTAGACGGCAAAGAAGTTAACATCGAATCTGCAGTTGTACAGCTAGAACGTTATAAGCTACTACAAACATCTTGGAATCAACAAAATACTTCAGTAACCATTAGTTATGATCCTACTGAGATTCCAGCAATTATTGATTGGTTACTAGACAACTGGGATTGTTATGTAGGCGTTAGCTTTATATACCGTACCGATCCTACTAAAACAGCTAAAGATCTAGGATATCTTTATCTACCTCAAGAAGTAGTAACCGAACAAGACTACTTACAGTACGTAGCAACTCTGCAAGAAGTAAGTCTCGATGATGCTAATAGTTTTGACGAGATTGTAGGTGATGACTGCGCTACCGGCGCTTGCCCCATTAAGTGATAGTAAAAAGCCCCACTAAGATTTGATCTTAGCGGGGCTTTTTTATTTTTAGGCTTCCACAAACTTTGTAAATTCTTCGGCTAATATAGAGACTGCTATTTTTCCTGAATCGCTTTTAAAGAAATCGTTTAGTTTTTCTATGTTTTTAGACACGCAAACCTGCTGATCTACAGACAACGCTTCTCCAAATGACTTATAAGTCTCAAGTTTAGATAAGGCGTCTATTACTACCTTCGGATTACTACGTAACGCATGTGACAAAGTTTCCGGGGTTATAATTTTTAGTAAATCCGCTAGCATGTTTTTCCTTGTGTGTTATTATAAAAGCCGCCAAGTAGACACTCTGTAGTCTAAAAGGCCGCCGCTATACTAGAAAACTAATAGGACCTGGTGGGCCAGGAGGGCCTTGTGGGCCTGCTGGCCCAGGCGGGCCGGGTGGGCCCATGGGTCCTACATCGTCATCATCGTCATAATCTATTTGTTGGTTGATGATAATAATATTATTATCATCAAATTCTATCAGGCTACCCGAGTGTTCGCGGCCGCCTGATTCCCAGAGTTGGTCTGGGTGCCGCTGTTGAAAACTACTGAGCTTTGCTTGACGCTTTGGAGATCAGCATTTAAAACACCTAGCTGAGCTAGGATTTGGTACTGAAGTTGCTGCTGTTGCTGAGCTTGCTGCTGTTGAGCAACGGCAGTGGCTGTGTTGTTATTGCTGATGGTGATATTGCCAGTAGCATCATGTAGTCTGCGCTCGTTACGTAGCTCAGTAACTTCATTAGCTAAAGTGGTAATAGTACGGCTATCATTGCTCTTGTCGATGCTTTGAATCAGGGCACGAGTCTTGTCGCCGTCATTAGAGATAGCTTGTGTAATTGCCCAAGCATTACGCTCGGCGATTAGTGAAGCATCTTTGGTAGCACTAATACCAGCGGCACCGGTAGTAGCAATAGCTAATTGATTATCTGAAAACCCTTTTTGATTCATCTGGGTTTGCATATTGAGGTTGTTCATTACAGTGCTTTGAAAGCCTGAAATGGAGCCAATAATTGAATTGGTACCTTGTGAGATACTGTTATTTAGGTCCATTTGAGCACCGGCTAGTGCTAGTTGGCCTTGAGCTTCAGCTAGTGGAACAGCTGCTTTAAGATCTGCAAGTTGCGACATAATCGCAGCATTGTTAACAACTGATTCAACTCCTTGTAGCGTCGCGGGTACACCGCCTTCGCCGCCGTCGAGTCCGCCACGACGAAATAACATTGTGCCTAGTAAGCCGCCTACTAAACCGGCTCCTAAACCACCACCTAGTGCTCCGCCCATACCTTGATTAGGATTGGCAAATAAATTTACTGTTTCTGCTGGAGTCATAATATTTTCCTCTATTAATGATGTTGTTGATTCTGCTGTTTCTACTACAGCTTTTGGTCCGCGGGGTGGAATCTCTAAAGTATCCACAATACCGCCGTATTGAATTGTTACTGTTGTCGGCACTTCTCTATCACCTTTGATATCAAAGTGCACATAATCTCCGGCTTGTACCCATAAACGATCAAGAGGTGTTGCTAATTGGTCGTTTATATATGCCGAAACTTTTGTGTTACCAGTACTACTTACTTCAATTTTACCGTCTGTAGGTATAGCTACTTTATTAGTAAGCCTGCTCGCGGCTGATTCTAATGTCCACATTATTTTTCCTTTAAACATAAGAAAAAAGTTTTGGTACAAAAAAGTTTATACCAACATATTATATGTATATTATATACCTTGTACCATAAAAAGTCAATACCAAAATTTTTTATTCAAAATTAACTTGCACTAAAATACACGGCTGTTCCAGCTAGTGTGGAACCAACCCTTATATCATCACGTACCAGTGAGCTTAGTGTATTTTGTGGAGAGTTAGCTTTCCACAACAATGCTTTGGTATCATTACTGTTAACTGTGCCTGATACGTCTACTAAATTTAAGTCCATAAACTCCCAATAAGAAGTATAAACTGAACCAACTGTACCTGTATCCGTTATGCTAAGAAAGGGTAGTCCTGTTAAGTATAAAAGGGAGCTGTTAGTTCCAGACCCTAATCCTGCTACTTTAAAATCAAAAAAACAAGTTACTAACTGACCTACTTTAATAAATTTAGCATTTTTAATTGTTAAGGTTATAGTGCCCGCAGCAGGTCCAGCTAATCCAGGGGTCCAAGCACCTGAACTATAATTACCTCCACTGCCGGATGTGCTAAGCACGCCTAGTGGATCTATAGCTAGTCCGCTACCAACTTGTACAAGCCCTAAACTACTAGTTGTGGCAATATCTCCATCTACAGTAACTGGAATCACGCCGGCGGGTAATGTGCCTGTTACTGGTGGTGATTGCTTTAATCCTCGACCAGCTACAACTGTATTAGGCGTTCGATTATATCCCATCTTATTACAAGAGTTTCCACTCTGTACCGCTATATACCAAGGTTAGCGAACCATAGGGAGCATTAATAACTGCTGTAGCAGCACCGTCGATGGTACCTGCTAGTGGTGTAATTGTAATAGGGGTGGCTGGAGCGGCTAAGCCAAGACCGTCTTTGATGTAAAATACTTGACCGGTTACGCCAGCAGGTAGATTAACTGCTACAGCAACTGGACCTGGAACTTCTACACTTACTACTTCGTCAGTTGCAGCCGCAACGGCAACTGGAGTAGCAACTGCAGTTCGTACTGCTAAAAATTCTGGGCCGGCAGTACTAATTGTAAGAGTAGTAGCACCAGTAGCTGTTGTTGGTGTTACGGTAATACCGGCACCAGCAGCAATTGATAGGGAATTATTGGTATATGACATGCTTATTTCCTTTTAAGTTAACTAATTCTTGTAAGAGTAATTTTTGCACTAGGAGTTGCGGGTCTTATAGGACCAACCGCTGCTGGTAGAAAAGATAATTGTACTGCTGTATCTGTGGTACTCCAACACATCTCTATATTACTGCCAGCAGTCATAGCAAGAGTAAAATTACCAGTTACAAATAGCAGTGCTGCTTGATTTGGTACTTCAATATCTTGTCTGGAATTTGCCACGTCTATTCCATTATATCTTAGCCATATACTTACCGTGGCAGGAGCACCTGGATTAGTTTTTTGTACGCTAACTGTAAATACTTTGTTGTAAGTACCTGCATTTATTACTGTAACTGCTGTACCGCCTACTACAGTAACTTGATTACTTGTACCAGTTGTGTTAAACTGCACTGTATTAACAGCACTAGCAACTGGATTTGTTTGAGTGGTGGTATCGTAAAAGAAACCATAATTAAGTGATGCTGGGCTAGCAGTTACACTAATAATACCATTACTAACACTAAGACCACTGCCTACCTGAACTACACCCCAATCAACAGTTGTGGCAAATGGGCTTTTATGTGACATTATACAATGCTCCAGTTAGTGCCATTAAATATAACTGTTATAGAGCCAAAAGGCACATTAATAGTTGCTGTACCTACGTCTACATTTTGCGCTGTGCCTTGAACAGTGATAGGTGCAGTTCCGGCATTACCGCTACAATCTTTGATAATATACACTGTTCCTAGTACGCCCACAGGCAGTGTAACTACTACCGGTGCAACTGTTAACACACATAAAAAATAATCGGTTGCTGTGGCAGTATATGTTGCTGTTGTTATGTTTGTTACGGCTACCGGACTAGGATTACCGGCCGGACCAGGTGGTCCGGGTGGTCCGGGAGGACCTGGTGGGCCCCGGTACCCATTAAATCCGCGCGGTCCTCGTGGACCCGGGATATAGCAAATATAAGGAGCATAGAGGCTCTGAGTTTGTGATTGAAACATTATTACTCCTTGATTTTTGGTAACAATTATTTATATGTACATTATATCTTTTGTACCAAAAAAAGTCAACACCAAAATTACATGCTAAAATTTAAGGACGTAAAAAAGCCCACCGAAGTGGGCTTGTTTTAATCTTGTTCGCGCGCTCTGACAATTTGATCGCGCTTGGCTTTACTCCAAGTTTGACCAGCATCTCCACCCCATAAGTCCCAAGCTACTCGCCCTGGACTAGGATAACCGTCTTCACCGCTGCTAAAACCAGTTGCTTGCTTGTCTACTTCATGGCGACTAAAGAATGAGTGCATACGCATTACAGTGCTTTCAGTAAGATTTTCCCCACGTACTAGTTGACCTGCACGTGCTAGTCCTACACGGGTACCACCACGTTTGCCTTCTTTTCGCCATTCTAAGGCACGTTTGGCTGCTGAGGCCATACCGCTAGTAGGTTTATAAGTACGCGCTGCTTTTTCGTTTTCATCATAGTAAACAGCAGTACTCATTTCATCTTCATCGTGATCTTCTGGCTGCTCACCAGCATCCCAATCATCACAAGTTCTAAGAGCAGAACAAGTAATATTCCAACGAGTACACACTCCACTAGGCATACCGTCAATGTCTGCCCAACGTGGAGTAACGGGCAATGCGCTGGGTAGTAGTTGTGGACCACTGCTAATGCAAACTACTGAATCTTCAGATTTATCATAGTACTCGCAGTTCATGCAAAGACGTGTCCTGGCTACTCCTTCAGGCACGTTCCACAGTTCTTGCTTTGCGAGCCAGTACGTAGTACTGGGCTCGCGAGGATCTGCAGGACCTAAGTTTGCGTACTGAATAGCAGCTAAGTGATTTGCAATATTAATTTCCGCGTACATAGTAGGTACTGGGCATTGATCCATTTTCTATCCTTTGTTATAGGCAATTATTATTTGTTTACACATACTACTACGTACGATATCGTCATCTAGGAATCGTACGACCTCAATGCCTTTTAAGCCCTCTAGCCTGTTTACAGCATCAAGCATACCACTATCAGGAATATCGCTTTGATTTTGGTCGCCGCTGAGAATTATTTTTGTATTACGCCCGATTCTGGAAAGTAACATTTGAAACTCTGCTTTTGTCATTTGCTGACATTCATCAACAAGTACAATAGCGTTATCAAAAGTTGCTCCGCGCATAAAACCTAGCGGCCTAGGTTCTATTGTTTTTGATTTTAGTGCATATTCGTAAAATCCCTTTCCTAGCGATTTTGTAAATACTGAATCAAATGGGTCTAAGTAAGGTGCATACTTTTCTTCTAGTGTACCTGGTAAAAATCCTAGACTACGACCCGTTTCAATATTAGGTCTTGTAAGTATGATTTTATCCACGCGACGAAAGAATAGCTCAGCTGCAGCATAGCTTGCTGCAATATAAGTTTTACCTGTTCCTGCACTGCCTATACCAAAAATGATTTCATTGTTTTTTATTGCATTCAGGTATTCTTCCTGAATATAGTTTAATGGTTTTACCTCTTTAAAGCTGGGTCCAGTTGAGTATTCTGCGGCTGGTTTTCTAGCTTTCTTTCCGGTAGTTCGGGCCATATAATTCCTAGTTAATTAATATGCCTACTTTAGTAGGGCCGACTCTGCTTCTCGGCGTCGTGTTAAGCCTTTTAATACGCGTCCTGCAGCTTTATTCCACTTTAATATTTCTTCGCTTGCGCCTAACCAGTCTCCGCTATCCGCACGTTTTTTAAGCGTTGAAACTCGGTAATTACCAAGTCCGCAATTATAACAAAAACTTATTAAGGCAGCCACTCTGCGATCGCTTGCATTTACTAAACTAGGAGATAACTTAAGTAAATTAGTGGCAAAGTAAAGGAGGTGTTCGTTAAGAGCGTGATCAGCCTGCGCTTTAGTCCAGATAGTACCGGGATGAATATCTTTTCCAGTAGACCCCCAGCCTATTGTCCAAGGGTGCCCACCCGTACCAGGGTCTGGATACGCAGTGCAGTCGCCGTTAGGCAATTTTTTATGATAGCCTTCAAAAGGTTTAACAAGCAGCTCTTGTGCTAAAACAATAGCATCTGAGATCATTTTTGGTATTTTTCAATAGATCTGCCAACGAACCAAAAAGTTAAGATCATATTAAGCATAGCAAAATCATCTATAGTCCAAGTACTAGTTAACATTGACTGCCAGCTAGCCCCCGAATTCATTGCATAGCTCATCGCAGATACTTTAACTGCCATGTAAAGTCCAAATAGTGTATAAGTAACCACAGGGCGTACTAATGCACTAAGAGCAGCTACCCAACGATAACTAGCTTTTGCTGTTTCTGATTGTTCCTTAAACGCAGTCTGAATTGCATCAAGTTGAGCAGTAGAGTGTTCTACGTACCGCTCCTCCATTTTGAATTCTCCGCGCATCTTTTCCAGGTCAGTTTGTAGTGTAAACATGGAAAGTTCGTGAGTACGTTCGTTTTTCTTGTCAAAGTACTTTAAAATTTCTGGGGCTATTCTAAATAACCCGCCAAATAAACTGCCTAGTAGTCCGCCGCTGAGAATGTCAAACATAGTTTTAGCCTTCTAAAATTGGTTCGGCCTTAAGCTGAGCTTCTGCTTGATCCTTGATTTTAACAAGTAAGGGATAGATACCAGTTTTAGTTGGTAAGTCTCCAAATACTTGCAGGATAGCATTGATTTCGTCAACTGAAAGATCGATAAGAACAGTTTTCATGTATTATAATTTCCAAGGAAGAGGTGGATAAATAACGCTAGGTTGCGATACCATAGCGAGTTCGGCTTGTAGTTCGGCCTCTAAAGTTGTGGCTTCTGAGCCTAGGGCTTCTTTAACCCAAGTAATTACTTGGGCTTCCGTTAAGCCTTCATACGGAGTAAAACCGTTGACGGGAGGTGCAAATGAAGTTTCCCCAGTACGCATAACTATGTTAGCTGTGTCTCTAAGAGAAACTTGCCATTTAGCGGATTGTACTACATTGGTGTGCCCAGCACTTTGTGGTAGTACTCCTACTTCTAAGATTGACCATACAGGTGTTGTCATGGTAATTAATCCCAATGTGAATCAAACATACCATTACACCAAATTACATGGCTAGCTGTAGCTGCACCCACAATAAATTTAGCACATAAAGCTAACCATTCGCCGGGCATCAAGGTAATAGGAGCATCAAATTTTACTGTAATATCAGGTGCAACCGTACCAATTGCTGCTGCTCCCGCAAAGCCGGTAAGACCTAATGGAATTCTACGATATGCTCTAGCAGTAGCAGCTGTTAGAGTAACCGCCTCAGTTTGTGCTAAACTAGGAACAGTAGCTCCAGTTGCTCCATATGCCAAAGACCACTGTAAGGTAGTAAGCGTGGCCGGTGCAGCAGCACCTACGCTTGCTGAACTAATACGCAGACCCATAATTGTTAAGTTGCGGGGGGGTTGTGTAATAGAACCCACAGGATTTTGAAATGAAAATACCATACCGTCAAGACCGGGTACAGCTGCAGTAATAGCTGCTTCACCGCCCAGTCCGCCCGTGGCTACAGCTTTAATAGGTACAGTTTGTGAAAGTGCAGCACCTGTAAGAGTAGTAGCTGCTGTAGCATTTGGAAGTGACGCTGTGCTACCAGGAGTAGTAAATCCGGCCTGAGTTTGCGAACCCATTTGACCCATGCCTGACATTTGCGCAGCCCAACTGCGGTTACTCATAATATCACCCGCAGTAACACCAATGTCGCCAATTTTTATCTGACACTGGTTAGCAGCATTTACTGTACCGATATTACGCTGCATTATTGTAACTGGTAGAGAATCCGTTAAGTAAGGTACAGCATTGCCAGTAGGTACTTGTAACGTAGCATAAAGTATATCATCAATCCAAAATTCAACTGAATTAAGATTAACTACAATTAAGTAACAACCATTGACATTAATAGGTAAATTTCCTGGAGTTACTAAAATTGCAGTTTCCGTAAAGGTACCGTTATAAGCAATTAATCCTTTAATACCTGCAGTAGTTACCTCATACCATACACCATCTTGTGGGCGTGTACCTGCAGTTGGTAAGTACAAACCCGCTTCAATCTGTTGATTAGTAATAGGTGCTGTAGTTAGTGTACCAGTTATTTCAACGTATAGTGGGCTAGTTGCACGTACTCTAAAATGTCGTGGAGTTGTAAAACTTATGTAGTTGCCGGAAACTGTTGCGCTACCTGCGTTTAAGGTAAGAAATCCGTTTACAAGAGTGCTGGTCATGGTTACAGCGTTACTTATTTTAATAGCACTACTATCTAAGACGGTTTCTGAAAATGTGTGATCGTAAAGTAAACTATCAACGCCTACACGAAGCCTATAATCATCACTGGTTTCTGGTGATAATAAAAAAGGTGTGCCTGTGACGCTACCAGGGTCATTTTCTGAAAAAATACGTATAGCACCAACATTACCTGGATTTGCTTCTACGTTAGTTTCTGTTACTACTTTAAGCTGGTTAGAGGCATTTACCTCAGCACCAGTCCCACTAGTATTACCTCTAATTATACTATCTAAAGCCATTTATATTCCTTATTGTGACCAAGACCAGTTAACGGTCCAAGTTCCGGTTAATTTTTGGGTTGATCTAGCATAGATAGTAAACCCAGAGCCTGCACTAGGTGCACTTGTCGTTAAATTTGCAAATACTGGAAAGTATTTGTGATCGGCAGCAGTATGATTGACACTTGTTGCATCGCCACGTACCTGTGCTGCAATAGTACTTGTTGATAAAATTCCAGTTTGTCCAGCTACGGATACAAAAGCTTCATTACTTCCAGGATAAGCTCCAAAGTTTAGTGTAGCAGTTCCAGATGTTATAGTACCTGTAGTATTAGGATAGCTACTTTGAATAAGACTAGAAAGAGTTACTGGCATATTTATTCCTGTGGTCTATCTGGAAATACTACAGCTGTTGGAAATTCTTCTTGAGAAGTAATATTCCTAAGAGCTTTTCTATATGCAGCCCATGCCTGTTTATCAACTACAGAATCTGATAACTGTGTCCAGTCGCATTCTCTTAGTAATTTGTCCCTCTGACTGCGTACTAAGTTGCCTAAATGCTCAGAATCTGCAGACAATTCTTCAGTAGTTTTATCAGCTACACTAACTAAATATACTTTATCATCTTCTATGTATGGAACTGTTGACTGCAGTTTTTGGGTAGCAGCATCGTATAGTTTCCATGTATTAACTACTTTACAGTTATTTTGAACTAGCCAAGCAGTGCTTGGACCGTTGGTACCAAAAGAAGTATTAGGAAAAATATCCTTATAACTCCCTATCTCGTCAATATTACCGTCCTTAATTACAGCAATAAACATATTACTCCTTTATCTTTCCGGCAAAGCACGAGCTGGTGGTGAAAAATTACTTGTATATCTAGCAACGCCTTTGGTGATTCTAAAATCATCTATATATCCGTTTAGATTATCCCCTAAAGAATTGCCGTTCACACCTATAACGGGCCTAAAAGCACCGCATGTATAAACATTAGAATCAGCAAAACTTGAACCTATTTGCGTACCATCAAGAAATAATTTACTTGTACCGGCAAACCTAGTTACAGCTATATGGTTCCATTTGTTTAATAAAGAAGGTACACTGGCTGATATTATATTTGAAGGCTGTACAAAAAGGCTTAGTAATCCGGCGGCATAATAAATATATAAGTTGGTACCCGCACCGCCTAGGGCCCTGTAGTCTATTAAGCCAAAGGGCATAGCGGTAGGATAGACCCAAGCTTCTATGGTAAAATCACTGGATCCTAGAACTAAGTCTCTTGAGTCATTGACTTGCAGATAGCTGGAAACTCCATTAAGATATATAGATCCAGTGTTATTTTTCTTAATGATATTGTCTACTTGTGCCGAACCTATAGTTTCTACTAAAATATGACTACTTTTGTCCACTACGCCAGCGTTGGTAAACTTAAGTAAAAGCTGGGTGTTGTCAATAACATTTAATGGAGCATAGGGTACTGTATATGTTGTCAGACTTGGGTCATACACAACACTACCTACCACAAGACGCATATCAGAAATATATCCTGTTGATTCTGTATCATTGACTACAGGACTATCCATGATATATGTAGCACCTTGTACAAAAGTATCAGTAACGGCCCCCTGAGCTATTCTTTGGCCGTTTAAAAACAATGCTGTTTGAGTAGCACCTATACCGCTACGTGATACCGCCATATGATTCCATTGATTAATAACAGGAAGTGTGGTAGATGTAAGTCTCCAAGCTACTTGCGCAGATGCTACCCCCCACGAATTTCCTATTACTGTTGAAGCACGACCAATCTGCAATCCACCGCTGACGTTGTTATAAAATAATATATCTCCACCTAAACTTGTTTGATCCCAAGTTGCTGTAGGATAAAACCAACACTCCCAAGTAAAAATACCGCTTCCAGGATTTAACTGAGAAATGCTTGCTGTATTTAAATAATCTCCGGTACCGTCAAAATAACTACTACCTCCATTATTTACAGCATAGTACGCTCTATCAGATATAAAAGGACTATATACTTGTACGCTAGTATTTCCTGCTGGAGTTATTGAAAAATTATTAGCACTAGAATCTTTAAATCTGTTTGATTGGCATGCAAGCAAAGAGGTACCCCCTATAGCCTCCAGCGGTTTATTAGCAGGGGTAAAATTTGTTGTGTATTGTGCTACGCCTTTTAGTACTCTAACATTAGAAATATATCCGTCAACATAAAAGCTAGTGGCAAAACCACCAATTAAAAGATTTGTTGCACCTAAATTGTACGCGACACTACTAGTTTGTGTAGCACCAACTTGTTGGCCATCAATAAAGAGTCTAATACTAGTCCCTGATCTAGTTATAGCAAAATGATACCACTGTCTTAATGAAAGAGAAACTGTAGCCACATAGTCCCAAGCTACCCCAGTTCTACCATAACCGAACAAAGTAGATGTTTGAAAGCCAAAAAATAAACCCCCAGTTCCATCTACAGCAGTTACAAGCAACCCACCAATAACATTTAAATTAGCATAACATTCAACAGTAAAATCTCCTGTGCTAAAATTAAAAGCTGTGTTAGTTGGAATACTTAAATAATCACCAGTACCATCAAAATAGTTAGACCAGTTTTTACCGTAAGGGTTAAATGAGCCTTGGCTAGGTGTTCCCGAGCGCACAAGAGAAATATTATTTGCACTGCTATCGATAAATGTATTGTTTTGGCTGCTTGACGAACTGTTATCACCGTTTAATAACAAAACTGTATTGTTAAAATACGTATCTTTTGTGCCCGTATAACTAGACATTAAAGATTTAGTTATACGATTCATGCAACATCTCCAATATACGCAGCATATAGGGTTGTTGATACTTTCCAGAAATTAATTACCGCATACCCAGTTTGAGGCAGAACTGGTATAGTGCTATTTACCCACGTAACTGTAGGCCAAGTAGCCGCAAAAGTTCCTGAACCATCTGCAATCATTAAAGTCATACTTTGACCAGTAGTAAGATTTTCTGTAAATGTAATACTACTAGAGAGAGTACATACTTGTACTGTACCATTAACAGGAGATAAAACGGTACCTGTTAATGTATAGACGTCTTCTGTTACAGCACCATCCAGTAATATATTACTTAAAATTTTATTAGTTAATGTCTGACTATCGCTGGTACCTACCACGGTCCCCGAAGGTAGTGTGCTACCAGAATCTTTAATAATTTTTCCTGTAGTGCCATCAAATAAGGCTATTCCGTTATTTATAGAAGATACTGGTCCAGTAGTATTACCGTTTCCTTGCTTACCTAGTGTAGCAGTAACCTGCCAAGTTGTACCATCAAATATAAAATAAACATTAATACCTTTTATATTTAATAGTATGTCATCAGCAACACCTTCAACAGTTGAGCCATTTCTAGCAACTGTAAGATTAGTAGTAAACCAATCTGATCCATCTGTGATTTCTACATAATTGCCCGTAGTTGGCGTAGCGGGCAGTGTAATTGTAAACGTACCACCACTTGTATCAGCTATTAACTTATCTCCTGATACAGCTGTGTATGTAGTAGTTTTTCTAGACCAACTTGCAGCTGCACCTCCAGCACTGGGAGTGTAAGCCTCCCAGGCAGTATTACCGGCATTTATCCGTATTGATTGTAAAGCAGACGGAGTTACTGTTGTGTACGTATCAGTTGCATTAGCAACTGGAATTGAACGAGCTGCAATAGTTGTTAATGCAATACCGCCGTTAGCTACAGGAAGTTGACCTGTTACTGCAGTTGTTAACCCAATATTTGTTATAGTATTGCTAGACCCACTAATTGTCTTATTAGTCAGCGTTTGCGTACCTGTTGGTGTTACTACACCACTTGGTGTAATTAATGATGATAATGTAGACATGCTGCTTCCTTATAAATCTGCATAATAATTATCTCCATGCAGCAGCTGTTAAAATAAGGGCCTGGCCTGCTGAACTAGCAGAAACTACAATATCTAAATTACTGCTGCTAAAAGTAATACGGGATGCACCCGACCCTTCAGTACCAGCATTAGTAACAGAACTAGCAATACCACTATCGTAATTTTCAGTAAGACCTGTCCAAGTATGTGGAGTAACATCTCCAGTAGTACACACACCTACAACCCCAGCACCACTTTGCATAGATGTTAATGTGGTAGTTATACTAGTTCCACCACTAGCAGCATTGCTAGTATTTGTACTAATAGGTGTAGTGCTATTATAATTAGTAATACGCCAAATACCGATTCTTGTTCTATTTACAACCGTTGAAAAAGTTACAACGATATTTGCTGTACTACCAGATGCAATAACACATTGAAATAATCCAGCACTAGTATAATTACTGCCTAAAACAGGAGCAGGGTTATTAACAGAAGTTGCTGATGTACCGTTTAATGTTATAGTGGATAGTGTATATGGAGTAGTGCTTCCCTCTGTACTTACTCCTAGTACTATCAACCCAGGCCCACCAATATTAGTTGAATTAAGGGTAAACGTACTTCCTGTGGCTCCCGCAGGACTACCGGCGTCAACAAATCCTATATATTCAACAGATATAACAGGTGTTACACCAGTAAGCATTATTAAACCTGTACCACTCACGATAAGCTTCCAGAAATTACACAGATTGTACTGCTAATAAATAATACAGTAGCAACACCTCTAGCTGCTAGTGATACAGTAGCTTTGTCTGCATCTATGCCACTTATATAAGCTGTTGTAATTGTACAAGTAATAGTTATCGCAGCACTAGTATTGTTAAAAATAGAAACTATATCACCTTCAGCAAATACGGCATTAGGAATAGTAATAGATCCCCCAGTTGTTAGCTGTACATATCTGCCAACATCTCCAACTGCTAAAGTATAACTACTTGACTTAGTTCCAACTGGTGGAACATTTCTAAAACCAGCATTTCCTCCGGCTGCTCCTATCTGAGAATAAAGTTCCCATGTTGTGCCGTCATATATAAAAGTTAGCGCAACACCGCCTATATCAATAGTTATATCTTCTGCTAAGCCCTCAATAGTAGATGCGTTGCGTGCAACAGTTAAATTATTAGTACCCCAATTATCTCCGTCTACAATATCTACCTGAGCTCCCGTAGTTGGACTAGCTGGAAGCGTAATAGTAAAAGCTGCAGCACTTGTATCAGCTATTAACTTATCCCCTGCTACAGCTGTGTATGTAGTAGTTTTTCTAGACCAACTTGCAGCACTAGGTGTATAAGATTCCCAAGCAGTTCCACCAGCATTGATTCTAACTGATTGACCTGCTGTAGGAGTTACAGTTGCGTAAGTATTTAATGTAGTAGAAACTG